TCCCAACATACGCGGTGCTTTGCTTGCCTGCCTCAATGGCTGCGGCCATAGCGTCAAGCTGGGCCTTCTGCTCGTCGCGGAACAGCTCACGTGCAGCATCACGAGCAGCGCGAGCCCTCTCGAGCGGATCAGTGCCGGCATCGAACATAGCAAGGGCAGCCTCAGAGGCCTTGGTTCTGGCATCCTCAAGCTCCTGCAGCTTCTCCATCTGCTCCGCTTGATCTTGGAGCGTTTCGTACTGCTGTTCAAGGACGCCAAGTCGGACCATTTCCCCACCGTAGAGAACCTCTACGTTGGCAAGGGCTGCAGCTCGTTCTTGCTCAAGTTGCTTCTGTTCCTCTTCAAACATTGCCTGAATAGCCGTTTGCGCTCGGGACATAAGGCGGTTAAGCGGCGTCTGGAAGGCATCCATGGCTTTTTGCATCGCCTCTTGAGCCGCCTGCAAAAGCTCTCCGGTTGCGTCAAGAGCCTTAGTGAGCAGGCTGATGTATTCGGTGGCCTCAGAGTCTCCAGCTTTGTACCACTTCTGATAAAGCTCTTTGACGTACCCCGCATCGATTCCCATGGTCTGGGCCACTTCTTCTGGACTCAGACCCTCGCGTAAGTATCCCCGGATCTTGTCTTCAAGATCAGCGGTCGTCTTGCCAATAATTCCAGTTGTGCTCATTGACCAGGACGGGTTATCTAGAAGATATTGCTTTGCGCGCGATGTGTCGATTCCGCCGTATTGAGTTTCTGCCTCCATCTGATTAAAGGCAAAGTTACCGCCGGGATTTCCAGAGAGTCCGCCCGCAAGGAAAACGTTGTCTGGGTTATAAAGAGACGATGCATATCTGTCTGGATAGAGCTCCGGGAACATTTCCATGGCGCGATCTTTACCAAGCGCACCTTCAATTCGTTTTCTAGTGTTAATAACATCGTCTTTTTGTTTCTTCTCTGGTGTTGGCAGATCGGTTAGGTTTCCTGTAATCCAGGCTGTAGCAAATCCAAGGGCGGCGGCAAAAGCCGCAATTGCCGCAACGATACCAGTCGTTGATATAGTAACTATTTTGCCAAATTTATCAAGAACAAACAAAAGCGGTTTGAGCGCTTCACCAAGAGCCTTAAAACCTTGGAGTGCAAACCCTAGCTGCGCAATAAACCCAAACGCATCAGCAAAGCCCTGATTTCCAGTTAGGTTTGCAATGGTGCTCCCAAGCATACCAATGGCAAACATTGCGTTACCGACCATGCCAAGCTTGTTTTTAACTTCTGAGGCAATTACGCCAAGTTTTGCAAGTGCCCCGTTTGCCGAATCGAGTCGAGCCTTGAAACCCAAAAGTTTTCCGTAGACAGCCTCTAGCCCAGCAGCAACTGCCCTTTCGATGTCGGCGCGCTCGTTTACATCAGCGGCCTCAAGCGCTGCCCTGTAACCTTCAGGGTCGGATTTTTGCGCCTCCTTTAGTATCTTTAGAATGCCGACGGCGTATGATTCTTGCAGTGGCTTATCCACAAGGGACATTGGATCATCTGGACCAATAAACTCGACGCCGGCTCTTTCAGCCGCCCTTCTCTCTAGGTTATGAGCAACCTTTAGGAGACCCGGGGCGTTGTAGCCGTAGCCTGGCTCATTTTGCAGCCGGTATCCAGATGCAACAAGATTTTCTTCGTCGTCATACATTCGTGCCTGTCCAATGGTTTGCATGCCGAATGTTCTTGTTGCACCAAGTGCGTTAAGCGCAAACATCCTGATTTTAATGTCTTCTACTCTATCGGCAGCTCTTTGTCCCGCTTCTGCAAACTTGGCCATTGCAAGAGCGGCGCCGTCAATAAGCAGCTTCCCGCCGATAAAGGATGCAAACATAAAGCCGAATAGCGGAGCAAGAGGCGCAACAATCTTTGAAATACCGGCAAAGGCCTCAAGGATGATGCGAATAATCGGTGCTGCGGCCGAGAATGCTGATGCTATTGTTGAGGCGAGCGTCCCAAGCGCGCCCCCGGCGGCACTTGAGAGCGCCGGCATAATTTCTGACCCAATGGTGTTGAGCGCGCTAAGAACTTGCGGGGCGTTGTCATCAAATGCCTTGCGAACGCCAAATTGATTATTTTGGTACGCTTGGGCCAAGAAGCCAACAAGCGCAGTGCTTGCCCCCAAGGTTGCAACAAGAGGGTTGCTAGAAATAAAGGCAAATAGGGCTCGGGCAACAATAATTGAAGAACCAAGCTTTTGAATAACATCGTTTGAGAGTATTTCGGCAAATGCCTTGAATCCCGCAATAGATGAAGAGATAAAGGCATTAAGCGGTCCGCCGCTTTGCGCTACCGCGCCACCAATACCGCCAAGGGTCTTGAGAATGGCGTCCATAAAGCCGCCGGCAACCCTGAGGCCCTCCGGGAGACCAGATCTAATGCCCTCAGAGAGCTGCCTTACAGCTGAGGCAAAGCGATTTGCGCCCCTGGTGGCCTCTTCGCTTTGCAGGAATGTTGCAAGACCGTCTTCAAACTCTTTTGCTTCAGTTCCCGCAATAAGGTCACGGATAACAGAGAAGAGTGGGTTAAAGGCAGTGGCAACCAGGGACTGTGACGTGTCTGCAACCGTTGTCATTGCGCCCTGGAAAGTGCGCGAGAAGGCCTTCATTCCGCCACCGTACTTCTCTTCTAGGCCGAGCAGGATTGCCTGGACTCCGCCAGGGCCAGAGAGAGCGCCAATTCGGGCAAGCCGTCGGATTTCTTCAATGGCGGTTTGCGGGTTGAGGAGCTTCTTGTATGTTGCGCTTGCAGTCTGCCCCGTTCGCTCAAGCTCTGCCAGCAATGCATTTGCAAGGATCTCATAACCAGCAATACCGGCATTGGCCAGCTGCATCATGTCGTTCTGGTACACGCGACCAGCAGAGTTCATTTGACCCAAGGCATAGGTTACGCGGCGAAGCTTGTCGTCCTCAGCACCGAGTGCTGCAACTGCGTCACCAATGTTGACAAGTGCGCCACGGAATTCTTTCAGCCCGTTTGTGGCGTATGGGCTGATAAACGACTCCAAGATTGGCATTTGCCCCTTGGCCTTTGCCTTTACGGCGTCAACCTCAAAGCCGAATGCTTGCATGCGGACGGCGGCAACCTGGAGATCCCCGAACCTGAAGTTTGTAACGTTAGCGAACTCACGAAGGGTTTCAATCGTGGTTCGAGTTTGCTCGTCAGCCTCCCTAACGCTTCTTCCGGCGTTTTTGAACAGCGTGTTAAATCCAACACCTGCGGATTCGAGCATTGCGTTGAAGCCAATGATGCCGCCCATGAGGTGTTGGATAACGCCAGCAAAGGCAAAGATTGCTTGCTGGCCGATAGCAAACGAAAGACCAAGCGACAAGACCCCGGTAACCGATTGGGTAAGACCGCTATTTGCCTCTGTCAAAACCCGTGCAAGTTGCCCAAACTGGACTCGCCCGTCTTGAATAACAAGATTTAGGCGGCTATTTGCCTTTGCCGCAGCCTCTGCGGCAAGAGCGTTTCCTCGGAATTCTTTTTTGGCAGCAGCCTCAGCTTCTTCCCTCTCTTCAAATTGTCCAGAGTAACCAAGACGGGATGCGCGGAATGCCCCGATTGGCGTAAAGCGTTCAGCGAGGCTTCTGCCGTATCTCGTAAACGTGCCCATGCGTTCGTTAATGTATTCCCTAGTAACACGTGGATCAACAAACGATCTCGGGCCGCCGCCATATGGAACAAGTCCGGTCCCCCTTCCGCCGCTGAATGGGAGGTTGTATACCGGCTCACCCCCAGGAAGATATGCTTGTGCACCAGATTGGGTTGAATACTCTCCCGCAGGAAGCATTCCACCGGCTCGCGTCATCCTTAGCGGTATGCCAACAATGCTGCCCTTTGGTACAAGCCCACCAGCGCCAAGAACTTCTTGGTTAATTTGTCGTATAACTCCCTCAAGAATAGTTTTGGTAAGCGCTTGAAGTTGCTGCTGAATCCCGGCATCGTCCTTCAACGTTCCGATATTTTGACCTTTAAGGATACTCTCGAACGCAGCAGGGTTGACTGCCATTGCAACAGCCATCTTCTCTGTTTCTGAAGCGTTAGCCATAAACGCAGCCATCATCTCTGGCGTGCGGTTTGTAATTCCTGTGATGCCGCGCAGCTCGCTGCCCGGCTTAAGAAGCGATCCCGACGCCTGCACAAACGCTCGCTGGAGCGCTTGCTCAAAAGTCATTGTTAAGCCCTGGAACAGCTGTGGGGCATTAGATCGAATGCCGCTCTGCCCGTAAGCCCGAATGGTTTCCGCAAGGATTGAAGCGATCTCAACAAACGATGTTTTTGGGAACATCTTTGAGGATGCACTAAGCTCCATCATACCCGTTGATACTTGTGTCAAAAGTTCCTGAATTGGCGCCCCTCCACCCTGAACCTTTCGCGCGGTTTCGTGAATCTTGGTGGCAAACTCAACAAAGATGGTCGAAGCAGATCGAAGGGCGGCATTAGTTTGGAATGCAAGCTGCTGAAGGTGGGGAGTTAGCTGCTGTGCCGCTACCCCAACGCCAAGGTTATTAACCCCTGGCGCAATCCCCCCAGGAAGTGATTGCCCGTACTCGTGGAATGCGAGCTGCGCAAGGAGGCCACCGGTTTTCTTTGAAATCTCTGCTTGTAGCTGGTAGAACATTGGATCGGCATGGCTAAAGCCAACAGCATTTTCAGCTGAAAGAATTTGCTCATGGGTTTTTAGACCAAGATTTTCTCCCTTCGGGCCATAATGTGTTGTCAGCTTTGGCGGTACGTATCCTCCTTCAACCATTCGCTCAAATGCCCCATGTGCAATCTCGTGAATTGCAGTACGAAGAATTGCTCCGGATCCGCGACTGAGATGCGCTATCTCTAGGGCTCCACCACTAGCGGCGGTGCTTGTCTGGCCTTGCAAGAATTCGCTTTCGTTGGGAAGACCCCGGAACGATGCCCTAAAGTGCGTAAGAACACGTGAGGCAAAATTCTCTTCAAGTAAAGGTTTAAATGCTTGCGTAATGCCAGGAAGGACACTCTCAACGGTTTCGGTAAGAAACTTTGTTCCGGCCGTGCGTGGTCCAAGCGGGCCAGATGTACCAGTCATCATCCGCTCAAAGCGCTGCATTGCAGGTGTTTTGGCAACAATTTCAGCAGCCGTTGTGGCAGCCGTTGCTGTCGCTACTTGATTTGCAGCGGTGGTCGCAGCGGATGTTGCCGACGTTGTGGCCGCCGTTGTGGCCGCCGTTGTGGCCGCCGTTGTGGCCGCCGTTGTAGCGGCTGTTGTGAAGGCAGCCGACCCTGGTATGGCCGCGCCAGAAACTGAGTTTGGAACAGTTTCAGGATCAATCCCAAGTTTCTTTAGAACGCTGCTGACAATCGCCATGTGTTGGGAAAGTTCTGGAACCTGCAGTCCGCGAGAGCCCATAAGGGAGTATGCGTTATTAAGCTCTTTAAGCATGCCCTCAATATGCGTTGCACCCAAAGGATGGCTTCCCGTCTCAGAAACCCTGATAAGACCCTCGGTAAGCTTTAAATATCCCCGGGTTAGGTTTGTATTTAGCTGCGCCTGGCGGGCGGGGCTAGACTCTTCATATGGAAGATATCCGCCTGCTCGGGCCTTTGCTGAGCCGCGAGCAGTGCCGATGGCTCGCTCATTAAGACGATAGGCGCGCGAGCTTTCTGGGCGGCGCATTGCAATAGGCTCTTCTGGCTCATCCTCTGGAGGGTCTTCCATATTTCCCCTCCTACTGCGCGGTGGCTTTTTCCCTCCGCCAGATCCGCCGCCGGCAGCCGAAGATCCGCCAGAGCTACTGGCAGCAGCCAAAGAGCCAAGGTAGCCAGGATCACTGGTTGCAAATGTCCTAATTGCGGACTCAACCGCTTCCTCGATAAGGGTGGTTACGCCCTTTGTGCCCTTGCCGGCACCTGCCTTAATGCCAGCGAGCATTGTGTTGGCTGCTGCCTGAGCAATGCGAAGCGCGGCAGTCGGATCTGCGGCGAGGGCGCTTGGGTCAAGGCCAAATCCACCTTGGGCGGATGATGTGGCGCGCATGCCATACGATGAGAGCGCAGAGAAGAATGCTGGGAGACCACGACCAGAGGCAGCGATAGAAGCAGCAAGCTCTACACCCTGCTCGGACGGCTCGCCAAACGCGGTCTTCTGGGCCGTAACAAGCTTCTTGGCCTCTTCAAGATTCCCCGCAACACGCGACATTCGGCGTGCGCCGCCAGCGACGGCTTGTGCAGCATTGATTAGCTCAATGGCCTCTGGAAGCGCGTTGTAGATTGGGTCCATTCCAGCTGGAATCTCTCCGGACGCAATCCTTCCTCGAAGCTGCAGCTGTGGCCCAACCGCCTTTTGGAGTTCTCTTAGTAGCGGCGCTGGAATGCCGCCCTTTTCGCCCTCCAGAATTCTGCCGATCATGCTCTCAGTTGCAGCGTTATTACCAAATGCTGTAGAGAGCAGTACGCCCTCCATGAGCTGTTGCAGCTTTGGGCTTCTTGCTTGGCCCTTAGAAGTTTGATATTCCGAACGAATTCGATCAATTGGGATTTCGGAAAGAACAAGCCTCTCAAGCTCATCAACGCCCGGTCCACCCTTTTTGATTATTGCCCCAGGGTTACCGCGTTCAAAGCCGCCTGGAATCCGTGCAATAGTCCTAGCAATCGCTTGCGCAACTTCTGCCGGGGTCATGCCGGTAGAGAAGTTAAGCATGGAGCCAAGTCGACCACCTTCGCGTGTGCCAAGTTGTTCCAGAGTGCTCACAAGCTCTCGAACTAATACAGGAGTCTGACCGGACCCTTTAATTCGCAAAGCCTCTTTGGCGGCGGCGGCGGCGGCGGCTTTCCCCCCGAGCTCGCTTTGGTTTGATTCAATAAATTTTCCAACTGCTGCAATGATCTTGCTTTGGCCCTCTGGCGTAGAGGCAAGTTGTTTCATGCCGAGTGTGCGAGCGTTGCCGGAAAGGACTAATGAAGCCCTGGAAACCTCAGACCGAATCGTTGCAACAATGCCCTCTGCAAGGTTTGGTCCCGCAAAGAAAATCTGCCTTGGATCAAATGCGCCAGAAATTGACTCAATGAGCTGGCGAGAGGCAACGCTTTCAGAGCGGCCGGCGCCACCGCGAGCGCGCGGCTGCAGGTATTGAGGGTATTCGGACTGCCTTGAGGTCACCAGCTCTTCAAGAGCTCGAACAACGTATCTCGCCTCAATGCGCCCGCTAGGGCTGCGTGGGTCAGAAAAGCCTACGGGAGCGCTCTCAACTTGAGGGGCGGCTGTTCTGGGTTGCTTTTTGGCTCGCGGCGGCCTGTCAAAGGCGAGGTCCCGGGACATATCGTTTTCTCGCCGTGGGTCTTTAAACCCAGACCTTCTTAGTCGAGTAAGGAAGTTTTCAGCGGACCTGCGGTCGCTTGGGGTTCCGCCAAAGAAAATTTTTGGATATTGTTTGTCGGGCGGGATAAGTTCAAAGTGGCCCTTAGAAGTTCGTTCTAGCTTGAATCCTTGCCGCTGGGCCTCTTCAAGAATCTTTCGCATATAGTCGCTCTGACCGCGACGCATTTTTGAGCTTTTGTCGGATTGCATGCCGCCAGCAGAGCCCGCATTTCGCTCTGCCCGCAAAAGCATATCGTTGAGCCTGGTAACTTCCTGTACGGAACGACGAACGGCCCCGCCAACACGGATCGCATTGCGCTCCATGTCACGCAGGGCCGGTATCGCAGTCCGGGTGATGTCTCTTGCAAACCCGGCAACGGGGGACTTCGATCCGCCGCCAAGAAGGCCACCAGACGCAAGGGAGATTTGTCGATTTGCAGACTGCAGGGCCTTGAGGCCGCTAAGAAGCTTGTCAATATCGCGGAGCGTTCGGGCTACGCCGTCCTGGAATGCGGCAGAGTCAAGCGATATGCCAACTCTTGCTACATTGTCAATCTCGGCCACTGCCTTTACCCCCCGCTAGGCCCCCGGCTTCCCGAAGACCGAAATCATCTGCTCCAGGGATCCGATATTTTTCATCCCTGAAGAACTGTCGGCGAACTTCGCCTTGTTTTTGCCGGAGGTGTTTTTCGTTTCGCCCTTTAACGCTTCGTCACGCTTCTCAACGTACTTTGCATACGCATTGAGTTGGGGAAGCGTAAGTTGCATGAACTCGGCTGGGGTGTAACCAAAAGCGTCTGCATAAGACGCCATGATTGACCCCCAGTCGATCTCCCCCCAGCTTACGCCTCCGGAGCTTTTCCCTCGGAAACGCCACCTTCATCGTTGCCGATGAGGCCGCTTGAGCGAAGAACCTTGTCGATTTCATCGCGCATCGTATCGAGCGAGAACTTGTCACCCACAGCACGCTCATCCAGGTTCTTGTCATCCTTGCGGAGAACAAGCCACAGAATGTAGCGAAGTACAGTGAACTTCGTAAGGTCGACCTTGTCAAGGCCTCCGAACTTATCCTCAATATCCGCAAGGTCATTGAGGGTGAGTACGCGCGTAGGGCGTACTTCATTAAGGGTTGCCATCTGAACTCTCCTGGCCCCCGAGGGGGTCCGCTAACAGCTCGGCGTCTTAAGCCGTGATTGTCACGATTTGCGCCGTGCTGGAATCATACTGAAGGTTGAACTCAAGGTCAACCTTGATGATGTCCTCGCGTGTAAACGGAATGTTGTGTTGATAGATGCAAACCTTATGGCCGGTAATCTGCACGCTCTTCGACGGGTCGTCTGAGCGCGTGTGGGTAAACGCGGCGCGGACCGGTCGGTTGCGGAGCATTGACAAGTCAAGAGGATTGACAGCCGCTGTGCCGAAGTTAAGGCTTTCGCGGAAGTTCAACGTTCCTGGATAGACGCTGGTTGAGCCGTTGTGTGCAAGAGTTGTGCTAAAGAGGCGCGAGAAGCGCATTGGGTCCATCTCAAGGCCGCGAACGCGGATTGTGGATGTACCACCAAAGTGCGCCTTTGCAATAGGGAAGTTGTACTGCCCGTAGAATTCACGCTCCTGGAAGGAGATGTCAAACTCTACGTCGCCACCAATTTCGCCAATGTCCTGCATGCCCTGATACTGAGCAAGAGCTACGCCAGCTGGGTCAACAATAGCCGTAATGCTGGCCGTGGTTGAAGCGGTGTTGGTATGAAGCCATTCGTAGTTGTAAACGGTTCCAACATACACGTCGTATGTTGCCGCGCCAGAAAGCGCGGTCCAGGAAACATCAAGCTTCCCGGTTGCCGTGAGCACCGCCGTCAGCGGGGCCGACGGGGTTGCCGTGCCAGCGGCATTCCGCCCGGCGACACGTACGTAGTACGTGCCAGCCGGGACGGAGCCACTAGCAGTTGAGGGGGTTACGGCGACGCCCGCAACCTGAGTATAAAGACCACCGGAAATCCAAGTACCGATCTGGAGCCGGCCGCTACCAAGTGTAAACATGTTCGTAACCCCCTATATTTTCTATTAGGCCGAGATCAACACAACAGCCGGGGTCTTAGCGCCCGCAGCGGTCGTGAGGCAATCGCGGTCAACAACAGCCGAGAAGTCAATGTCCTGTCGGGCAATGTCTTCACGGGTGAACGGCATCATGAGCTGCATGCTGTATGCCTTCGGTAGGTGAATAATCACCGACTTTGAAGGGTCGTCCGAGCGAATGTGCTCAAACTTAACGTACAGCGGTCGTGGCAGGCCCATGAGGGCAGTCACGTTTGCAATGCTGGCGTTCGGGCGGCCGCCGTCTGGGTCAAAGTTGACCGAGTACGAGCCACCGGTAAAGTCGTCGTGAGCATAACCATAAGCGGTTGAGCTAAGGTCCGTGCCCTCACCGAGCGAAACGTGGAAGAGGTTCTTCACGTTGTCCCAGTTAATTTCAACGCCACGAGCGCGGATATCGGCCTTGCCGCCGAAGAACGCCTTGGCAATTGGGAAGTTTGACTGACCATAGAACTCGCGCTCCTGGAAGTTAATGTCGAACTCAACGTCGCCGCCGACTTCGCCAACCGTCACAAGCTCGCCAGTATTACCATAACCAACCGTGCTACCAAAATAGTTGGTGCTAACGGTGCCGATGACAGCTCCGGACTTCCAGAACGCCACCTTGACTACACCAGATCCAAGTGTAAGCATGTTTTTTCTCCCTTATGTTTTGATGACGCTGTACCGGATCACACGCCGGTATTCCAAGCTTGGGTCATCGAAAAAGTCCCGTTGCGCAACTTTATGGGATAGGTGGAGAACAACCCCGCCCGGACCCGCAAGTCGTTTCCTATTAAGCAACACATCGACCCGGTTGCCAATAGTATTAATCTCTGCGGCGCTCAATTTGCTCACAATGACAAGGTCCACAATCGGGCGGTCAATGCCAAACTGGACATCGCTTCCGCCTCCCAGAATGGCTACCCGGATCGCCGGCGCGCCGCTTTTTCCCGTAAAATTGATTGGGTAGACCTTTTTATCCGTGGCCGTGCCCCCCAGCAAGGTTTGCAGGGTTGCGTCGCCGCCAAGGGTGCTGAAAAAGGTCTCGTACACGCCATTCATACTTCTGATAGTATGTTGTTAGATAGAAAAAATCTATCTTTTTTTGATCTGCGACCACACAGATTTGGGCGTAGCTTCGATTTGTGTGGTATGCTGGCAATAGCCAGGCAAACGCCTGGTTCTTGAACACAGAAAGGTTAGGAACATGAGCTTTGTAAATACTCTCAAGGGCATTTTTGGCGCAAAGAAGAGCAAGCCGGCCCCAAAGGCAAAGAAGCCTGTGGCCAAGAAGGCGGCTGCCAAGAAGGTCGAGGCAACCGCCAAGAAGGCTGTCGCGGCCAAGGCTCCAGCAGCTAAGAAGTAGTCACCGTGGCTACATCTTCATACCGAGCCTGGACAACCGAAGAGAAAAAAGACGTCCTGCGCCTTGAGTATAAGGATTTTGTTGCCATCTACCCAGATCGCAGCCTAAATTCCTACTCCATTCAGCGCGGTCGGCTTTTAAATGGTCAGCGCACGTTCATTGATCGAAGGATTACAAACGGGCGCAAGCCTTCTGTAATTCCCGGGACGTTGCGAGAAAAGGTAACAATGTCAAAAAACGTTGACATCATTAGCTCTATTGCCGAGCGAGAAGTTACGGCGTACGAAGCAACCTCTGAGATTGAGCGACTTAAAGCTGCTCATCGCAAGGCGCTTCGCAAGCTGGAAGACAAGGACCTTGAAAAGCGCGAGCTGATTGAGGCTGTCTATCAGGCCGCACGAGAGGCGGCGGCAGCAATGAATATTAAGCCGGTAGCCTCTCCAAAGGCAGACAAGCGCCAAGAGGATGACGAAACCGCCATTCTTTTACTTTCAGATTGGCAGCTTGGAAAGATCACGCCAACGTACAATTCTGAGGTCTGCGCGGATCGCATCCTGCAGCTTGCAGAGAAAGTGCAGAAGCTGGTCGACATTCAGCGCAAGGCGCATCCGGTAAGAGAGATCCGCGTGTATCTTCTTGGCGACCTTATTGAGGGAGAAGATATTTTCCCCGGTCAGGCTCACCTTGTTGACGCCTCTCTCTATAATCAGGTGTTTCATGGCGGAGAGATCCTGGCCGGGCTTATCCGAAAGCTTGCCGGGGCGTTTGAGCAGGTCAGGGTTGTGGGTGTCATTGGCAACCACGGTCGACTTGGCCGACGCGGCACGTTCCACCCAGAATCCAATGCCGATGCAATGATGTATCGAATTGCGTCAATGCTCGTCAAGGATCAGAAGAACGTAGAGTGGGTAGAGACGCTCTCAAAGGGCGAGCGCGCCTGGTTTGCGACGGATGAGGTTAAGGGAAAGACCTGGTTCCTCTTCCACGGCGATCAGGTTTCTGGCGGCTTTGCCGGATTCCCCTGGTATGGCTTCGGCAAGAAGCTTCAGGGATGGAATATGACGGTTGCGCCATTTGACTATAGCGCTGCTGGTCACTTCCACACCCCAACCAGGATGTACCTTAACGGGATTACGCACTGGAGCGGCGGTTCGACCGAAAGCTCGAATACCTACGCTCAGGAGCAGCTTGCATCTGCTGGCGAACCATGCCAGTGGTTGTTGTTCCAGCACCCAGAGGGCGTTACCGCTGAGTATTTGATTCGACTTACTTAAGTCGGGAACGTCGCTCGCGCATAATGCGCCGGTACCGGGACCGCGACATTGATGCAAGCTTTCGGTAGCCGTAACCACGGCCACTGGCCGATTCAATGGGCGCGGTCCCAAACTTTTCTATAAGCTTCACTACGCTCCAGGTGCTTAGCTTTGTTTTAGCCGGAACGTATCCGCCGCCCTTAGCCGTGGCAACTTTTAGGTTTGACGCGATAATCGCTGCAATAGATCGAGAGATTTCGTTGCCAATGGATTGCATTTGACCGCGAAATTTTGCTGCTGGGGCAGAAAGAAAGTCGCCAGGCGCGGCCTCAGCGTAAGGTATTCCGTCTTTGTCCGTCGGGTCTGTGCCATATGTAACGGAAACATATTGAACGCCACGCTTGCCCATAGGGGAAACAGAGAACACGCTTTGCGATGTTCTGCCCTTATCAAACGACTCATTGGAGTCTGGCGACTCAAGACCGGCAACCAATGCGCCAGTGTCAACCGGGGCAAGGTCGGACGCCATTCCGGCAAGGCTTGAAGGCCCACCATAAACCGCATCGGTAACGATCTTGACGGCGGCCCCCGAAAATGCGGGTTCTAGCTCTTTTGTTGACTCCGTGAGAATCTTCCTAACGTTCCTTAGGCTTTCCTCTGCCGATTTGATATTAAAGGTAACCTGACCCTTTGCCATGTTATTCAGTAATCCTGGCTACAACAAGTAGGTGGTGGTTCATCGCTTCCTGGCCAATTTCTACCACAGCAAAGCTTTTCCCATCGACCGAAAGGATATCGTTGACTTGGGGCCGGTATTCACCCCTAGCAAAGGGGAGCCAGAACTTGTATACGTCTTTAACGGACCGTCCGGCTGGGCCAATGTTTTCCTGATGGTACGCTTGCTGGTAGTGGCCGTTCTTTGTCCAAACAGCTGCGTTTGTAATGACTGGGCTGCCAATCTCGTCTTGGCCCGTCAGTCCTGGCCTGGTGAGGGAGATGACCTTGTTGAATCCAGGAATCATTTGATCACCGGCCTAATGTATTGATCGAGAAGCATTGTTGCTGCAAGTGGAATGGCGGCTGATGGGTCTCGCTTGACGCGCGAGCCTCCTTGTCCCGACTCATTGGTGTAGATCTCCATTTCGCCAACGCGAAGGCGGCTGATGGACTGCAGGCCCTGCTTTGCCAGGCTATCCCGGGCCAGGAGCTCAACGGCAATAAGCGCCGTGGCATCCTTAATATCTTGCGGAGGGACCGACGCTCCGTGCGTGTACGTGATCTGTGCAACTGGCTCAATCATGCCAAGGGCAACAATGGCCGGGAATAGCGAATAGGTAACGTTTGCAAGCGAGGTGATTTCAACATAGCCACGATCTGAATTGATAAAAATGTCATTGACTGTAAAGGCCGCAGACTGCTGGGCGCTAACGTAAATACGAACAGCCTCGACGGAAATAATCGAACGATGGACCGGGTAGATTCTGCGGGTTTTCTGATCCCACCTATGCTTCTCTGTCGAGCTCCGGTGGTCGAATGTATAGCCAACATAGGAATCAACCAAGGAGCTTGCAACCTTAATAATTTGACGAATTTTGTTGTCTGTAATTTCGCTTCCATCTGGGTTGGTTAGGTCGCCTAGTTCGTATTCACGGAACTCTGCAACGCCAAGGTAGCCGAAATGACGGCCAGGGGCTGGGGTCGAGTATGAGCCGTTTGCTCCGGTGCTGCTGTTATTAAGCCGGTAGGAATACCAGGAGACGGACGTGCCGTCATTGTCTGTATAGTCGTATGCACCAACATTTGCCACTAATGTTTGGTAGCCAATTGAGCTCCAGGTACCCGTTCTCGACGTAGCATCCGTCTCGTTGTCGGCACGGCCAATTTCGACACGGTTGTACGTCGAGATGTCGGATACAATATTGGGGACGCTTATGTTAACAAGACTTGCCATGTTGTGATCCGCCTTTCATGTGGCGGCGGTCCATATCGTCCCGCCTGAATTACTTACCGAGTGCGCAAACCCACTCAATCCACTCAACCGGCACTGCCGCGCGGGAAATCCCGTCCTGCTCGGTTGGGCGAACCCATCGGCCGTCAGGAAGTGTGAACGAGCTTGTTACTGGAACAACGATCTGCCAAATGCCAGGAGCAACCTCCCAGCCGCTGCCGACAGCAGGCTTTTCGCCTGCGGGGGCTGCAACAACTGGTGCGGGGGCAACCGGGGCCTTGGCGACCGGGGCGGGCGCTACGGGGGCAACGGGCGCCGCTACCGGCTCCTTGTCCTCGCTAATCCCAAGAATGCTGTTAAGGTCAACCATGGTGTTCTCCTTTTACTGGGCGCGCTTGCACCCGTGTCGCTCCGCCTCTGGAAGAAGCGCGAGCGGGATTTTGGCCCTTCCGTCCCTGAATTCAATCACCGAATCGTCGGAAAGCATGATCTTGTTGCCAAATTCCCAGGTAATGTCTACCAGGTAAGATGGGTTGTTGGCAATAGCGAACGCAATTGCTTTTTTTGCCATCAATTCGTGATGAGGGATTTTACGATTTTTTCTACGTTTTGCCATAATGTGCTCCGAAAAAGAAGGGGGCGAGGTTTCCCCCGCCCCCTTCATTTACCCGAAGGTAGTTTCGATTAGATCGAAACGCGAACCTTACCGTTGAACTGCGGGGCCTTGTTAGCAAGACCGAACATGCAGTACATGATGTAAAGGCGCGAAAGGGCGCCGTTGACACCAACCGGAATCTCAAGCGTCGTAATCGAGTCCGAACCGAGGTACGGCATCGACCAGACCGACTCGTCCACGACATACATGTCGCGGTAGTCGACCGAGCTGAGGGTATACGTCCCGATGCTGTCGCCAGGGACAGCCAGGAGCGGAAGCTCGCCGGCGGCCGTGACAACGGAACCGAGGGTCAGACCCATGACCTGATCACCCTGACCAGGAGCGTTGTAACGAACAAGGTTCGTCACTTCGTTCACAAGACCAGCGTAGTCAGTTGGGTGAAGAAGAACGGCCGACGGATTGCCACCTGCACTCAAGATGCTGGCAACGTTCTCGTTGATCGTCTTCAGATAGGCAGCCGTGCCCTTATTGGCGATCTGTGCCGTGCCGGCAGCAGCGCCAAGGAGCTTGCGGAGGCCAGTGAAGCCGTTCGCATCGTACGCCCCAAGCTCGGTGGTTGCACCGGCGCCTGAAGTCGTATCAGCGTTACCCTGGAAGAGGGTCTTCTGAAGCTTGCGGGCGATGGCAGTGACGCCACCCTCAAGCTCGGTCGAAAGGCCCTGCTGCCCCGGAGCGCCGCCCTGGGTAATCGCAAACTGCGACTTCAGGGTGATACCACGGCGGGTCGCCAGGACAGCCACGTTGGTCGTCTGGCGCGCATAGGTGTTGACATCATCGGTAACCGTGCCGGTCTCCGTCTGGAAGACAGCGTCACCGTAGGCCGACTGCTGATTGAAAGCGTGCACCAGTCCGTTTGCCGGCTCCTTGCGGATGCGGTCAAAGAACGGGAACTTCTTTACAAACAGCGCGTAAAGGATTGGCTCGAGATCCTGGCGGATAAGCGCCGCGCCACCGCTGGCATCGAGCAGCTTGGCAATGTTCGGGTTCGCAACCGCAAGGCGGTTAAGAACCTCGGACGAAGCCTGCTTGCCCGTCTCGCGGGTAGCCTGGATATCGAGCGCCTCGCTGAGGTCCGCGCGGCTCATCTTCGAGAACTTCTTGCGAAGTTCGCGCTGAGTAGCATAGGCCTCGGCGACATCAATGGACTCGTCGGCAGCTCGGCCGACAAGGTGCGGGGCAGTGCCAAGGGTGTCAAGACCCTTCTGCACATCCTGCAGCTTCTCGTTGAGTTCGCTCATGATTTACTCCTCACTTTCCAGCATGCGCTGGATATAGGGCGAAAGCCAAGGGGCCTTCGTCCCAGAATTGTTTGAAGGAACTGAGTGTGCCTTGCGGCCAGATGGAAGATCCATCAGACGCCCGACGACATCAAGTGCCTTTGCAAGATCAGCCTCGACCGTGGCCTTCTGGCTAAGCAGTTCGGTCAGCTGAGCCTTGACGGCTGCGACCTCCTCCTGAGCGGCAAAGGCTGCATCCAGCGCAGACTTGGCGATAGCAGTTACTTCGTCGACAGCCGGAGCTTCGACGGCAACCTCGGCCTCGGGCTCCACAGGGGCCACAGCGGGCTCCTCAGCAACCTCTGGCGCAACTTCAGGCTTTGGCTCTTCAGCCTCAACCACAGCCTCAGGCTCGCCGTCAGAGGCGAGCTCAGCGACCTTAGAAATGATTCGCGCGCGCTCATCGGCGCTGGCGCGAACAAGGACAGCCCCAAGATCCCGCAAGGCTTGATGGGCCGGATCGACGGGCTCCTCAGCAGCAGGCTCTTCAGCAGCGGGTTCGGCGACGGGCTCAGCAGCAGGCTCAACGGCCGGCTCCTCAACCACGGGCTCCGCTACGGGCTCAGTATCAGACTTGGCAACAGCGGCAGGAGCCTCTGCGCCCTGGGCCTCAATGGCCTCGTTCTCTTCTGCGGGCTTAACCTTCTCCTTGTCATCGCTTTGCGTGACAGTGACGGTGACCCGCGTGGCCTTTTCAGTATCCACGATAGTGTCTCCTTCAGTATCGCCCACTTCAGGGGCCTCTGGCGTCTCAGCCGGTTCCGACTCAGACTCTTCAGGGGCCAAAGAAGCACGAAGCTGCCATGACCACTTTTGATGCATGTCCTGGCGCTCTGCCAGGAAATTCAAAATGCCCTGCATGTTGAGGCGCGCGGCCTCATCAATAGCGCGGGCGATGCAATCGAGAACCATCTCGTTGGCGGCATAAACCGCCCCGGCAAGGCTCTCTGCGTCATTTTCATCGGCGACAGGCTCCCCCTCTGCTCGGGATGCGTGTTCGCGGATGTCTGCAAGGGCTGGGGCATTCAGCTTGCGAAGAAGCTCTGCCGTCGGATCAATGGCGCCCTGGGCGTCCTCATAGATCTCGCCAAAGAGTTCGTGGTACTGCTGGAACTCTTCGCCAACAACATTCCAATGGGCGCCATGCGCTTTTAGATAGAACGCAGTGGTGTCTGCAAGAAGGTCCTGAAGCGACGCAACAAGAGCCTCTCGGCCCGGAGCTGGCTCACCCTCGACCTCAACGGCCTTTGTGTCAATGTCAAAGATGCCCTTAAGGGAATCAATTTTTCGAAGGGTAGAGCACTTGTGGCCTACTAGTTTATCGGTCTCGCCCCAGCCATCGCTGGACTGGCGCCAGATCCTAATAAGGGCAGCCGGATCGTCTGGTGTGGCTTCAATCTTGAAGTCAGAGTCCGGAACGCCAAGGGTACCCTCGCGCATTACATGCTCAATACGCCCTCGGGCGGTGCCGCCGCTGGAGCCCCAGGAAACGAAATCCCCCTCAACGAAATCGGTTGCTGCCTTCTCCTCAACGACAAGCTCGCCTGACTTTTCCGCCGCCTTCAGGCTCTTGACAGCATTTTGTAGATATGAGCGCTGATTAGCGGGGATGCCAACAACAGACGCTTCCATAAGCTTGACAGAATCAATAACATAGGTATCTTCGCCGGTCTTGACGTCCTTCTTCTTGGAGACACGATCAACGCGGGCCCCGATGGAGAGCCCAAGCTTCACGCCGCGCTTAATTGCCTTGAAAGCGCGCATGGCCTCTGGGTTTTCGTCCTCTTTGCACACCAAAACGTCAATGTCAAGGTCGTAGACCTCGGAGCCGGACTCGGCGTCAAATCGCTTAACAACGCGGGCATCGGTAACCGAGCCAAAAAGGTCCTCGGGAACGTTGTAATTGTGGTTTAGGAAGATCGTCATATTCTGCTTGGCGGTCTCGGCCATAGTGCGGATAGCGTTGAGGGTCATCTCATCGCCATGCAGGTCACGGATTGTCGAAGATGTTGTCCCAGTGACATAGAGGTCGCCGCTTGGCGCTTCGTATGCCTTCAGGGCATTTGTATAAACCTTGAAATCCACTTTTACCTCCCTAGGGTACCGAGCCATATTGATGGCGCGGGATATTTGCGTCAATGAGATATTAATCTCTATGAACCGTAAATTGGGCCAAGACTACAACCCGAAGGCGATAGAATATTGTTACTTTTTACCAAAGTAAGCTTCATGCGGACAATACGTGGATATTCTACAACAGTATTTCACACACCACGCATTATCTTGTTGATAGTATCTCTTTATGGAGATTGAAATTTACACGGAGCACCAGGCCCACGACGCAGAGCTGCATTGTGTCCTCTGCGACGAAATACGAGAGCGCGGCCGAGAGGTCCGCGAGCTTTCGTCCGCGCTTATCCGCCTGCATAAAACCATTACTCCGGTCTTGGAGAACTACCAAAAGCTCAAAAGATCCCACCCCCAATGCGCCTCTTGCGGGATTATGGCGGGCCCAGTCGGGCAGCATCACGAGAATGAACTTATTCCGGAACCGATGGTTCCGCGAGCAAAGGGGCAGAAGCGATATAACGTATGCCGCTGGTGCTACGACGGCCTGGCAAAGTCCAAAAGAAGCGTTCCGCAGCAACGCAAGCATCAACTTGACATTGAGCAGGCGTTTAAAGAGCAGGACAAGGTTGACGGCCTCGAGGAGGAGGACATTTGACCCCGCCTTCCGTGCAGGATACAATTGACGTTGAATTCTCTGATGGCCGGCAAGTAGTGCCAGAGTGGTGGGGGCGCTATATGCGTCCGTATACTGTAGGATACCGAGGTGGTAGACGGGTCCTCTCTTGCACAAAGATGGAGATGCAGGACATTATAAACCGGCGCATGACCGACGATATCTTCTGGTCAGCTGTCCGTCGTAGCAAAAATGGAAGGACATAATGGCAGAGAGCCGATCACTCCTAAGCCGCATTCTTGGCGGCGCTGGCATCACTTTTGGCGGGTCAGAAAAGGCTCTGTCAACTACTCCTGAGTATGATGACGCCCCGTACGCCAGGGGCGTCGCTGGCGTTACCCATCACGCGAAGCGAAGCACGCAACAGCTTCGACGCTGGTCACGCACTAATCCCTGGATTCGCGCCGCAATCAACCTGCGCCGCACCCAGGTTAGCCGCGCCAAGTGGGACATTGTTGCCGTTGATTCTGACAGCCCAGTAAACGCCAAGAAGGTTCAAGAGATTAAAGACCTTCTTCGCATGCCAAACCCAAAGATGGAGTCATGGCGCTCTCTGATGGAGCCGGTCATTGAAGACATTTTGGTTCTTGACCAAGGGGTAATTGAAGTGGTGCCGACGAATGGCGGCAGAATCGGTTCCGCGAATCGTCCTATTTCGGCCCTGTACAATAAAGACGCATCGAAGCTTGTCTTCGACTCCGGCTGGGACGGCAGCGACCCAAATCAGCCGCGCTATTACGAGTTTGACCACGACGGGCGCGAGATTGCCCGCTATTTAAACCATGAGCTTATTGTCATTGTTGCCAACCCGGTAACATACACACCACTTGGACTTTCTCCGCTAGAGGTTCTTGCCGAAACGATTGAGGCTGACCTTGCAGCTGCGGCATACAACGCAAAAGCGGTAACGGCGGCAGCGCCTCCAGGCGTTTTGCACCTTGGCGAGGGCGTCCGCGCTGACCAGGTAGATGCGTTCCGCGCCTACTGGGATGCCGAGATTGCTGGTCGAAGTCAGATCGCCATTACCGGCGGCGGCAAGGGCATTCAGTGGATGCCATTAGCGTCATCAAACCGAGATATGCAGTTTATGGAGTGGCAGGTGTACCTTGCCCGCAAGATCTGTGCCGTTTTTGGCGTGCAGCCACAAGACATCGGCATTAGCTTTGACGTCAACCGCAGCACTTCTGAGACTGGTGCCGCCTTTACCCAAGACGTTGGCATTGCTCCGTTGCTCGACCTCATTGCCGAGTACATTACCCGTGAAATCGTGTGGCGCTACGACCAGGACCTGCGCTTTGCCTATACCGACATGGGCCGACAAAGCCAAGGGGAGATGGCCGCCTACTACAAGACAGCACTTGCCGGGCTCCCATGGCTTCGCTTGAACGACGCCCTGCGCGAGCGCGGTCAGGACGGAGTTGGCGAGCAGGGCGAGCAGATCTGGCTCCCGAGCCCACAGGGATACATGCCAATGGATGTCTACATGAAGTATTTGAACAATATTGTCGCCGGTGGCCAGTCAGGACCGGACGACAACACACCGCCAACCGCCAACAACCCTCAGGGCGTACCGACCCCTCCGCAAGGTGAGGACATGACGCCAGACAACACTCCTGAGAATGCCCCGCAGGCCCAGACATCCAAGGCGGATGGCGACCCAATTATTGTCTGCGACATTGACGGAACTCTTACTACCAGTGACGGCAGCGAAAAGCCTAATGAGGCGGTAGTTGACTACCTTAATCGTAAGTCTGAAAACCATCGCATCTTCATTGTGAGTGCGCGATCCGCTAAGCGCCTTGAGGAAACTAGGGAGTGGTTGGAAGACAACGACGTCCCGCACGACGCTATCTATCTCTCTGATTTCCCTGCTGGGGCTGGCCTTCAGTTTAAAAAGTACAAGATCTCCAAGATCCTTAAGGAAAACGGAAACGTCACAGAAGCCATTGAAAATGACGCCGAGGTTCGTAGCGCCTACAAGGCAGCTGGCGTGCAGAATGTGCACGGACCAGAAGATGTCGCCAGCAAGTACGCTGCCGCAGATTACTCCGGCATTAATCTTAGCGTCCCTTCCGCCGTTAAGGCAGAAGCAAGGCGCGGGTTGAAGTGGCGCGAAGAGTTTGGGCGTGGGGGCATTGGGCCTGGCCAAACAACCGCCCGTATGCTAATCGGCAACAAGATGACTATTGCCCGCGTCCGAAAAATGCGTGCCTTCCTTGCCCGACACGAGGTCGACAAGCAAGGAGAGGGGTTCAACCCCGGCGAGAAGGGTTATCCCTCAGCTGGCCGCATTGCCTGGGCGCTCTGGGGCGGAAATCCTGGCCAGGGCTGGGCTAACAAGATTATGCGCCAGGTAGAAGCCCGCGAGAAGCGGTAATGGCCGAGAAGCTTTATCACCAACAGCCGTGCTTCTGCATTCCTTGTCGTGTTATCCGCAGTCAACCAAAATCAAAACAGCCTGCGTCTGATACTATCGACAGCGATGAAAAAAATAACAAAAAGCCAAAAGGAAAACGCAGCAAGAAAGCTTAGCCATTTCTCCACATTTAGTGGAGTGGGCGGGATTGATCTTGGTCTCGAGGCGGCCGGTTGGCATACCGTTGCTTTTTGCGAGAATGCCCCATACCAGTCAGCTGTGCTTGCTCGGCAGTGGCCCGGCATTCCAAACTTTGGCGACATTACAGCAATGAGCACGGATCAGACGAACGAAGCCTGGCAGTCTGCTACGCTTTGGTCGGCAGGATTTCCTTGCCAAGATTTGAGTAGTGCAGGAAAGCGAAGGGGGTTTGACGGTGAGCGTTCGGTCCTTGCGTTCTCGTTCCTCAACCTTGTTGAAGCGTTCGGACCAGAGTGGATCCTCCTTGAAAACGTTCCCGGACTCCTTACCTCAAACAACGGGCGAGACATGGGGCGACTCCTCCAGGAAATGGATGAACTCGGGTATGGCGTGGCGTGGCGAACTGTGGATGCATCGAGCTTCGGAAGCTGTCAATTGCATGGGGGACGGCGCCCAGTGCCCCAGCCGCGCCGTCGAGTCTTCCTTCTTGGACATCGTGGAACCAGTCGTGCCGGCGAGATTCTTCTTGACACGCGAGGAAGCAATGAATTACCTTGGGCGTTCGGTCACAACGTCTCCGGATGGAACAAGGAACGGTTTTACGCCGGACCTACACCAGATGATCCTGGACACCATCGAGCAGCAGCGCTTGATTTTGCGAAGATTGACTACGTTGGAGATGGAGCGGCTCATGGGCTGGCCGGACGGCCACACGCTGGTCCCCGGATTCCGACGTCTACACGTCAAGTCCACCACGTAGCCCAGGTTCCAAACTCAAGCCCAGACACAATCCGGATGTTCCGAAAGACCGAGCGAAATCAACGCGCCGGATTTTGGGAGCGCTGGACAGAGGATGGGGCGTTCAGCACCCTAACCGCCTTCTCTTCTTCGGGCGTCTTTGGTCAACACCTTTTGACAAGTGGCGCATGCATCGAACATCCGCTGCTTGATCGATCTAATGAGACGACACGGGCTGACGCATGTGGCAATGGCGTAGTGAGCCAAGTAGCCGAATGGATTGGCCTTCGGATTGTAGAAAACATGCGCTTGCACGGAGAAATCTGATATGATACGGTTCTGGTATGCCACATAAAGACCCGGTAACCCCGGAAATCCGTTACGCAGTCATGAGGCGCGACCACACGTGTGTGGGCGCTAAGATTGGTATGGGCGGCGCTTGTGGCAGTCAGTTTGGCGCTGGCACCAACATTGTTTGGGAGCTTGACCACGTTGACAACGCGGGCTTGGGGCGACGAGGTCCTAGCACTATGGATAACCTTGTGTTAATCTGCGGCTACCATCATCGCGTCAAGACCGAGGCCTCTAAAACATGGCGGCCAAAGCTGAGGGAGTATCTTAATGAGAAATCAGCACCTGCAGTACCCCGGTGACCTGGGTTGCTCGTACGATCATTGCCCAAACCGGCGGGAGACACGGATCAAGCGAGGCAACATGCTTCCGCTGGGTGAAATCCAATCGTTTAGCGCCGGGCTGGGCATCCACAAGGCGTGCCTTGACAAGATCATGCGCGACGGCGGGACGCTCCTTGACGACATCGCCGGTGGGCCGTATACTACGGTAGTAGCAGAGCAGGAGGAGCTATGAGCGAACAAGTTGATTGGAATATTGGCGATATGCGCATTGGCGTTGATGCGGTAGCTGCGGCAATTCCGGAGATGGCCCTGAACGTTAGGGGCATCCAGGACCGCCACGCAATGGCGCCGTGGGTCTACCAGTCAGTGCTTGCCGATCTCCGCAACGGTCAGTGTGCGGCGATGGAGCCGGAGCGCTGGTGGCAGGTTGCGGACGGCATTCAGATGGCTGTAGACTACTGGATTGATCACGGAACAACCTATTCGTTTGACGGAGAAGTAGAGACGAATGAGTAAGCAGAGCGGATCGGAACACAAGGAGCTGCGAGCGGCGCAGCGCGAAAAGAACGCCAAGGTTTGGCAGTTAATCAAGGAGTCCGGGGTGAAGCGACGATGGGTTGCAATGCACCTTGGTGTATCCTATGGGTATCTGAACCAGGTCCAGTATGGGCATGCGCCGATGACGGCGGAGATGCGACGACGGTTGTCGGAGTATCTTGGTATTAGTGAAGCCGAGCTGTTTGGCTCGGAGAAGTGAGGTTAGGAATGGCTTACGATAACGCACCAAAGAAGAAGTTTGCAGAGGACTACATTGATGTAGCGGAGCGTCTCCGCGCTTGGTATGAGGCATATCCCAATGCGCGCATTGAGACGGAGATCGTTTCGCACAGCGACAAGCAGGTTGTCGTCAAGGCGTGGGCATATCGCGGCGAAGTTGCTGACGAGAAGCCAGCCGGCACCGGCCATGCATCAATGGCGATCCCAGGCAGCACACCGTATACACGCGGCAGCGAGCTGGAGAACACGGAGACGTCGGCAGTCGGTCGCGCACTCGTGATGGCCGGCCTTCCGTCGAAGAAGGTTGCATCTGGCGACGAGATCCGCTCGAAGGGTGGCGCCACAATCAAGCCGTCTCCGGCAATGCAGGAACGCGAAAAGCAGAAGATTGACGACGAAGCGATCCTTCGCGCAGCGCAGGATGCCTTTGGCGATGACCCAGCGTTGCTGGAATGGCGCGATGCCATCAACGGCACCGTTACTGCAACTGATCTCGCAGCCGTAGCGCAGCAGATTGCTGCGTCTAGCCTTGATGCCGACAAGAAGCGCTGGCTTGGCCAGTACTACACCGCGCGCAAGGCCGAGCTCAGCGCCTAATGCGCGAGCACGTCAGCATCAGCGAGATCCGCGAATTCCAGGCCTGCCCTCTGCGGTGGTGGTACCGCTATGAGAATGGCTTGTGGACGGAGAAGACCAGCTCGTTCTTCGCGCTGGGCACTGCTGTCCACGCGGGTCTTGCAAACTGGTACGAACCCATCAACGGTGGCAAGAAGACCGGCGACCTGACCATGCCAATCAAGCTGTATCAGGCAACATTTGCCGATGAGTCAGCCAAGGTGAACTGGGCCGAAGAGTCCGATAAGGACCCGATTAGCCAGTCTGCACTTGGCGAAGACATGCTGAAGGCAGCCATCTTTGAGGGTGACAACTGGACAGCGAAGGCCGTTGAGCGCACCTTTATGGCCGACATCGAACACAGCCGGTTGGGAAAGCTCCCGATCAAGCTGAAGTCGGTGCTGGACATGGTGACCAACACCAACGATGTTGTTGAGCACAAGACCGCCACACGGAAGTGGGAAGAGGGCCGCGAGCATGGTGACATTCAGGCAACCGCCTACGTCTCCGTTGTTCGACAGAACTATAACCATGACCCGAAGGTGACGTTCAACATCATCAGCAAGCACTCCAAGGGTCCAAATGTGGACCGGCGCACCACCACCCGAACGCAGGACGATATCGACCGGCTGTATGTGACGGTTCGGGCGATGCTTGATGCTAAGGAGAAGGGTGCAATCTATCCAAACCCAACCGCGTTCGCGCATGCGACGTGTGAGTTCAGGAAGTTGTGTGACAAGTGGGAATCTCATCCTCAGCCGCTCCCGGAGACAGCATCTGGGCTGCTTACGGTGCTGCCATCCATCCGCCAGTCAGCGCTGACGAAGATGTACGGCGAGTGAACGATCTCGTCTGGTGGCGCAACGAAATTCAGTCCGCAAAGAATAAGCAGGGTCGCATGGGCGACTTCTATACGGCAATGACCGGTAAGAAACTCGCTCGCAACGAGTACGGTCGAATCTTTAAGCTGATGCAATCGTTCCCGGGCGGCATCCCGGGGCTCATGTCCGCGATTTGTGAGGCCGCAATCCGGGATCTCGATGGAGACCCAATCGCGTATGTGCAGAAGTTGGCCGATAGCCCGCGCTGGAAGGCACCGGTAGCGGGAAGGAAGAAGGAGAATTACGATGGGATTATCCAAGATTGACCCAAACGTCGATTTTGCGTACATCATGACCCCAGAGGGCATGGTGAAGCGCAAGGTTGATGAGTCACCAACACCAGACAAGGTGGCAGAGCGTCTGGAAAAGGCTGGCGTGACAAAGCGGTACGAGCATGCATCGTTTTCTGTCATGAAAGAGCTCCCAGAGGCAAAAACAGCGGTAAAAGTCGCGCAAGAGTGGGCTGAATCACCGCTTACGGACCGTGGGTTCTTTTTTGTCGGCACTCCGGGTGTCGGAAAGACGTTTTTGGCGGTCGCAGCACTGCGCGCGAAGATTGAACAGGGCTTGCTGAACGCCCGATTCATCAATGTGCCGCTCTTTTTGGACGAATTGCGCTCATCCTTCAAGTTTTCGGACGATTCCGTGCAGGCAGAGTTCCAATTTCTCTGCAGTCGGGCCTCTGTTGTCGTGTTGGACGACTTTGGCAAGGAGCGGGCGACCGATTGGGCGACGGAACGGCTCTATGTGCTGGTTGAAAGCCGGTATTCCGCGATGTTGCCCACGATTGTGACGTCAAATCGGACGCTGGACGAGCTGAATGACCTCGGATACGGTGCAACGGTCTCCCGTTTGACCGAAATGGGGCCAGTTGTCAAGGTCGGCGGGTCAGATTTGCGCCCGAAAATCGGTCGCGCATGAGCACATCGCTCGAACTGACGCTGATTGGGCGTCCGCCGAGCTGGAATGCGGCCTATCGCGCACGTCAATCGTACATTTACATGACCAGGGAAGCAAAATCCTGGAAGAAACTGACGACATTGATCACTAAGACGGCAGCGGAACAGCAGCAGTGGCGCTGCCAACGTGATACAATGCTCGTTGTTGACGTGTGGATCTACGTGAAGCGCGCGATTGACGCCGATAACATCCTAAAACTGACGCTCGACGCGGTCGCCGCAGGGTTGGGAGTAAATGATGCACGGTTCCTGCCAAGGGTGTGGGAGCTGAAGAAGAAGTGCGATGACGAAAAGATCGTACTGAAGATTAGTGAGGTAGAAAGCAATGATTAAGGTACAGTTGATTGGCTACGTCGGAGCCCGTCCGACGATTCGTGCAACACAGAAGGGTCGCCAGGTGGCGAATTTTAATGTCGCTGTTCATGGCGCAAAGGATGCAAACGGCGAGGAGAAGTCGACGTGGTATCCAATCGCCTGCTGGGATGGCCGTGCAGAGCTCGCCGACAAGATCGTCCAGAAGGGCGACCTTATTTGGATCGAGGGTACGCCGGAAATCTCTTCCTGGACCGACAAGAACGACGTCGAGCACACGGAGATCGCTATCACGGCGAAGTTTATCCAGGTGCTGAAGCGTTCCGGCAAGGGCACGACTGAGGGAGAGACCGCACGCGCCTCTATGCAGCAGTCACTTGAAGAGCTTCCGTTCTGATGGCGGCGCAGTACGACCTCATTCAGATCGCCGAAGATCTTGAACGGTTAAAGGTGATGGACCATGGCAAGGAGCGCGAGGCGCTGCTTTATACGCTTGTGCCAGTTCTTTGTGAATTGATTGGTGCCATGGCCAAGATTGCGGATAAGATCTCCGAGCCAGTGGAGGCCGAAAGCGAGCGCAGGATTGCGCGAAGGCCCATGAACTGATAGGTTAGCGCACCGCAGACGCGGAGTCATCTAACTGAGGGGGTTGGGAAACCAGCCCCCTCTCTCTATCCCCAAACGGAGGCAGTATGGTCAAGCACACATTCGCACAAGTTGTTCTCGACGAGACTAAGAAAGGCCCCACCATCGTCGATTTCTGGGCGGAGTGGTGCCAGCCCTGCAAGCAGATCAGCAAAGAGCTTGACCGACTCGCCAAAATGAAGCCGGTCAATATTTTGCGCGTCAATGTCGATGTGCGCCCCGACGCAGCAAAAGAGTACGAGATCAAAACGCTCCCGACGCTTCTCTTCTTCTCCGGTTTTGGTGCTACCCCCGTTCAGCTCAATGGGTTTGTCAGTGCCGAAGAGATGATCCGTCGTTTCAAGCTCTAGGTAGGGCTGTCCCACACACCTACCCAAATACCGACACCGGATTGACGTGCCCCATGCACGGTGGTGCTGACTCCACTTTGCAACAATCGGAAATTTTTTTATTTTTTGTAGGGTCTGTCTGCTATCCTCCTCTCCCATCTGGTCATCCAGGCACCAGACCCGACCCAATGGGATGTGACAGCCATGGCACATAAAACGGGGCTCTGCGTGGCTCCTACATGGCTCTACGGGGGCGTAGCTCAATGGTTAGAGCACCGAGCTTATATCTCGGCGGTTCCTGGTTCGAATCCAGGCGCC